TTGCCGCAGGACTATCCGCAAGCGTACGACCTGTTATTACTTATTTGTTTTTTGGCTTATTCCTTGCCGTCAAGGCGGTCATACTCTTGAAGGCTATGGAAGAGGGTGGCAACTGGAAAGACGCCGTGCCTTTGATGTTTGACAATGAAACCCAAGCACTCTTTTCTGCTATCATCGCATTTTGGTTTGGGCAGCGTAGTGTCTCTAAATTTATGGGAGCAAACAAATGATCTTAACTTCTTCACAGGTAAACCACTTGCTTCACGGCAACGATGATTGGGACAGTTGGGTCGAGCCAATGCAAGAGCTATTACCCAAATACGGTATCAACACCGAAGATAGAATCGCAATGTTTGTTGCGCAGTGTGGGCATGAGAGCTTGAACTTCAAGGTACTTAAGGAAAACCTAAACTATTCCGCCAAGGGCCTTAACGCAATTTTCCCTAAATACTTTGAACGTGCGGGGCGGGATGCCCAAGAGTACCACCGTCAGCCTGAAAAGATTGCAAATGTAGTCTATGGTGGCCGCATGGGTAACGGACCACCACCTTCTGGAGATGGCTGGAAGTTTTCGGGAAAGGGTGTGATCCAATTAACGGGTTTCGACAACGTATCTGCCTTTGCAAAGAGCGTTGGCATGGAGCTAGATGACGCAATCGAATACCTTGGAACTAAGCGTGGCGCGTTGGAAAGTGCTTGCTGGTTCTGGAACGAAAATCAGTTGAACCGTCATGCGGATTCTCAGGACGTTGTTAGGGCAACCAAGAGAATTAACGGTGGCACTATCGGTTTAGAAGACAGAAAGCACCACTACAAACGCGCCTTGGAAGTATTGGGTGGCTCGTACACCCCATCCCGTACTCCTATTCTATTAAAGGTGGGTTCTAGTGGCGAAGCGGTCGAGAGGGTGCAGGGTGCATTAGAACTGGAAACGGATGGAGTTTTTGGTATGATGACGCAAAAGGCGGTTCAGGCGTGGCAGGAAAGTAAAAATCTTGTTGCTGATGGGATCGTAGGCCCGAAGACTTATAACGCAATGTTGTCCTAGTACCTATGCCCATTCGACCCATAGAACCTAAAGACTTACCGGGAGTTATAGACCTCGGGTTTTGGATGCACCAAGAGAGTGTGTATAGGCACTTTAACTATGACCCGAGCAAGTGTGGGAGGTTGGTTTACAATTATATGACCAACCCGGATACGCACTTTGCCTACGTTGGTACTTTTGATGGTGCCCTTAATAGTGTTCTTCTTGGGTCTATTGGTGAGCATTACTTCGGTACAGACTTGATAGCCTCCGACACACTGTGGTATGTCTCTCCACAAAGTAGGGGCTCTAGAGTAGGGCTGCAACTGTTACGTGCCTTTGAAAAGTGGGCAAAAGAACGTGGAGCCGCTGAGATTTACATGGGTATTTCCAGCGGTCTAAGCGCCGATAAAACCGGTGCCATGTTAGAGAAGTTAGGATATGATGTTGTGGGTGGAAATTACAAGCAACGTGTAGTACAGTAGCACAACAAGTTTAGGGGAAGGGTTTTCGTATGTGTAGTGGTGGTGTAGGATCGGCTAACAACGCCGATAACGACAGCGAAGAAGGCTCCGGCAACAGCTTCAAGGAGACCTTAGCAAACATTTTCACGCCGGGTGACGGCATGTCTTACGTGGACGGCCGCTTGACGGAGAACAATAAGAACCGCGACCAGAAGTTTTACGACCATAGCTCCAGTAATAACAATAACGATGACGGCCCCGGCTACACAACGATCATGGTAGATGGCAAGAAAAAGCAGATACGCCGAGATGCCAACGACAAGTACAAACAACGGTACGCCTCTGCCCTTTTTGGCGCTGCGACTGGGGGTCTTCCGGGCCTACTGGGCAGTGTTGCTACTAACGAGCTTACTAAAGGTTCGGCGGGGCAGAGTATTCTAAACGTAGGGGACACTGCGGGTGACGCAGTTGGTGGTATTAAAAAGATGTTCGCTACTCCAACGTTTGACACCCCAGAAGAGGAAGCCGCTTACAAAGAGAAACAAAAACAGCAAATGCTGCAACACAATCGTATGATGGCTTTGATGAGTGGCGATGGGGAAAGCGCTCCTGTACAAGCACAAGCTGGTGCTCCAGCTTCCCAACCGACAGTGACCCTTGATGGGCAACTACCACCCAGTGATATGAGCACTGCCGCTATTGGGGGTTTTGACCCAATCCCTAATCCTGACTACAATCCTAACGACCCATCGTCCCAAAAGTTTATCATCAACCCAACGTACGCACAGCTGCTTGCCCATCAGCAGAGTAAACAATCTATGGGCATGGCTGAAGGCGGTGCGCTTGCTACCACTCCTATTCCGATGCGCGGCGGTGGGTATATGGGGCATATTCCATATGGCATGGCGCAGCCGCAACCCGACTTTAGCAACTTTAACTTTAACGGCGGTGGCGGGAATTATGGCGGGATGCTTATGTCAGCGGGTGGGCAACCTGCGTATAGCGAGCCTTTACAGCAGTACGGTAGCTACTTAGAGGGTCAATACGGTGATCCGGGCTTTGACCAAAAGAAAGATAACTTTCTACAAGAAGTTAACAGTAAAGAACAGCAGACATTTGGCGGATTTGGCGGACTCGGGATTATGTCAACTCTGCAGGGTTATCAGGGGCCTTCAAGCCAAGGGCCATCTTCATTTCTCTCCGACCAACAGTTACCTTTCCCACAGAACCTTCTTCGGCAAGGTGCGAATCAAGGTTTTGCTGAAGGCGGTGAGATTGAAGTAGCTCCACCAGAAGGCGGCAACGAGAAAACCATGATCTCTGACGCAGTCCGCGCTGTAAAAGGTGAGCTGCCTGAAGAGCAATCGAAAGCTGCACTAGGGCAGTTTCTAGCGAATTATGGGGAGGAAGCTCTCCGCGACTTAGTGGATAAAGTGCAGTCTGGGGAAATGGGCGATACAGTAGAGCGTTTCGCCAACGGTGAGGCCGGTGAGGTTAACGGGCCGGGCGATGGTTCCGGTGTTGACGACAAAGTCCCTGCGTCCCTAGAAGGTCAACAAGATGTACTACTTGCAGACGGGGAGTTTGTCTTACGTAAAAAGACAGCAGACGCCCTTGAGAAGAAGTATGGCGGCGGGTTCTTAGATGCAGTAAACAAGTCCGAAAGTGCTGCACCTAAAACTATGCAACAGTATATGGCGCGTAACTAAAGTAAGGAGCTGGCCCATGTGTGGCGGTAGCAAAACAGTAAACAACACGACTACGACTGAAGGCTCTGCTCAGGCAGACTTACCAGCGTGGGCAAAACCATACTTTGAGCGGAACATCGCCAAAGCAGAGGCGGAGTTTTCTAAACCCTACGAAGCCTACACAGGGCCCCGGTTTGCCGAAACTGACCCTAATGTAACCGATTCGCGTACTAACACGCTGGGTATAGCTAATACTGGGGTTGCCGGTCTTGGAGCTGCACAGGAGTTTGCAACGGCGGGTATGGACCGAGCTAACGAATTAGGAAACTACACAGGGGGCAATTTCTCCGAGTTTGGCTACTCTGACCCCTCTACTTTTAGCGGCGATGCAGTAGCTAAGTACATGTCTCCGTACCAACAGAACGTAACCGACGTTCAGAAAGACGCAGCGGTACGTGACTTTAACCGCCTTCAAGGTTCCCGCGATGCTAAAGCAGTGCAGGCTGGTGCTTTCGGGGGCTCACGTCAGGCAGTGCAGCAGGGGTTGGCCGAAGAAGGGCTTTTAAACCAGATGGCAGGCATACAAGCCAAGGGCCAGCAGAGTGCATACGCAGACGCCTCAAAACAATTCGGCGCTGACAGAGCTGCACTGATGACCGCAGAGCAACGCCGCGCAGCTGAACTTGGGCGCGTGCAGACTGGCACTGAAGCGAGTAACCAATTTGGTACAAACACAGGTCTCGCAGCGTTAAAAACAGGTCAAGGGCTTGGTTCAGAGCTTACCCGTTTGGAGAAATCGAGCGTCAGACAGAAATCCAGAACGAGCAGCTTCGTGAAGGCGTGGGCGCAAATATACAAGGCGAAAACCAAGCCAAAATTGATCTGGACTACCAAAACTACTTAACAGAACAGGGTTTTACCCGCGAGCAGATCGGGAACATGACTGGTATTCTTTCAGGCATGCCTATTGCTGCAACAGGTACAACTAACACGCAGGGAACTCAGACTGTTCCAACTCAACAGCCCGGGCAGTTCCAACAAGCAGTTGGTACGGGTCTCAGTGCACTATCTCTATATAAGGCGTTCGGCTAATGCTTGATATGATCGACACTCAAGACAAACTGAAAAACTTCTCAGAAGATCAGTTGATAAAAGAAATGCAGATGCCTTCCGGGTCTGCACCTCAGTTCATGGTCTTGGGCGAGATCGAACGCCGTAAACGCATGCGTGCCGATTCGCAGAGGCAAGAAGGTCTTATGCAGCCTACGGTAGCCCAAGAAGCGGTTAACGGCGCAGGTGTACCCCAAGGGGGCCTCGCGGGGATTGCACAGTCGCTCGCCCCTAAGACTGACATGACACAGAATACAGGTGTGCCAAACGCACAGGCAGCAGCACTCCCTGCACAGCCTAACCAACCTCAAAAAATGGCTGGGGGTGGTATTATGAGGTTGGCGGTCGGGGGCGATATGTCTCTTGGTACGCTGCCTAATATTGCTTACTTTAAAGCTACACACCCAGACGTGTACGAACGAGTAAAAGACGACCCCGAGGCGCTGAGGATGTACGCAGAGTTGTTTGCCCCCGGTGGCTCCCGTGACGCAGAAATAACTGGTTTAGAGGCGTTAGAAACTCCAAGAAAGATGGACTTGCTGAAAAGAGCATTCCGAGACCCTACTCGTGGGATGATTAAAGACCAGCAGAAGCGTGACGCCGAAATGTTTGGCGCTGACTACGCAGCAGACCAGAGCCGTCAGTCTATGGAAAACAGTATGACGGCGGTTATGACCGATGACCCGACAGGGCTTTTTGCCGAGGGCGCTCCTGTAGAATATCTCCCCAGCGTGCCGCCTACCGTGGACCCTGAACCCGTAGTCGCCGAGACGGACTTAGGCCCTGCGGGACAATTTGGCCCCGTTGCCTACGCCGAACGTGCGCGTATAGCAGATGAAAGAAACGCAGCCCGCCTTCAGGAAATTAAACTGCAAGGCGAACTAGACGATTTAAAAGTCCCCGAGGCTGATCCGGAAACAGGTTTTATTCCCAGACATCCCGGCGATAAGCTATTCTATCAGCAGCAGGCTGCTGGGGGTCAGGGCACTGATGATGGTGTTGACCAACGCACCTATGCAAACATAGGCTCCACAGAGCTGAATACTCCTAAGATACGTAACGCTCTCGACACTGATAACGGAGCAGGGCTCCTTACTGAGATACGCAATGCGGCACAAAACGGTGCGGATAATTCCTCCCAAAACTTGGTCGGTGGTCTAGCTTCTATCGAAGAAGCAGCACGTAAGGCTGAAGCTGCTCGCATGATGAGTGTGAACGAGATTCCTGAACGGGGCGAAGTACCCTTTGGCTACAGAGAAATGCACGGTGGTGTGGAGGCAGAAATGGCTGCAGCCGCAGAGCGAGAAGCAGCACGTAAGGCTGAAGCTGCCCGCATGATGAGTGTGAACGAGATTCCTGAACTGGGTACTGGAGAAGTGCCCGTTGGAGTTAGAAGGATGCACGCAGATGCAGAGGCAGAAATGGCTGCAGCCGCAGAGCGAGAAGTAGCACGTAAGGTTGAAGCTGCTCGCATGATGGGCGTGAACGAGATTCCTGAACGGGGTGCTCCCGAAGGCTTTTCTGGCAGCTATGACGAATACCGCGACGGGTTCGACTTCGGTAGTACAAACCGTCGGTTGGCAGGGCAGGATGCCGAACAAGCCAAAAACCAGCAGGACATTTATGATTTCCTAGCTGGGGCAGAAGGAGCGCCGGACGACGAGCGGGCAATAGTTGATTTCCTAGGTAACCCAACAACTCAGTCTGCGACAGGCGGGCGTGGCAGCTACTTCTTCCCCGATAGCGAGGCGTACCCGTCTCTTGCCCCCATAACTCAGGTAAACACAGCCGCCCAAGACTATTACCAGAGCGATTTAACCACGCCGCGGGAGGAAATTTATGACCCTGCGGATATGTCGAAGTACGAAGAAGAAGCAGCGGTTGCTGGCGCTTCTCCTTTTTATTCCGAACGTCAACTAGACGCGATGTACATGGATAATCCCGAAGGTCGTAGGAACAATATTGACGCGATGTACGGTGGTAGCGCCGACCTTTACAGCAGAGGTATGAAGGGGCAACTAGAGGCTATGGGTAAACTGTCAAACGCCGAGCTTATTGATATAGCAGGCGATCCATCCAATAATGCTTACGGGTCGGCGCTTGAGGAGCTAGGTAGAAGGGGCGTAGATACTGGTTCCGGTGTTTTCGGGGAACAACCAACCATAAAGGCGCAAGAAAATACCGCCGATGCTCAAACTGCAGTGTTCCAAGCTGGTCAAGAACTAAAAGCCGCCTTCACAGAGGACGAAATAAAAGCTGCTCGAGAAGCATTAGCGTTGGCCAAAGAGAAGCTCGAGGATGCGAAGCTAGCCCAAGATAATACCCCCGGGAGTATTCTGGACGTGCCGTTCGTGAACAATACGCTTGAACCCAATGTAGTTGCCCGTCCCGGTGCTGCGGAGGGTTTGGCCTCTTTAGCAACAGCAACTGACCCCAGATCACCGTTGGGCGAGGGTGGCAAAAGTGCGGGCATAATAGCTGCCAGAAAAGCCGCCAGAGAAGCCGCGAGCAAACCAAAAGTTGACCCAAAAGTTGACCCAAAAGTTGGTAACACGGCAGTAGCTAAAATCGGTGAAGAGCTTACGCAGCGTGAGAAGAAAGCTAACCAAGATAAGTGGCTGGCGTTGGCTTACGCTGGGGCTGAGTTAATGGACTCGGGTAGCTTCGGCAAAGCAGCGAAGGCCGGGTTGGGGGCGTACTCAAAGAATGTAGAGGGTACACGCAACTACGAGACAGAAACGAAAAAGCTGGATGCAGAAATAATGCTCCGAAATGCGCAGATGGCAGCGGCAAACCGCAAGAGTACAGGTAAGGTCCCCGCAGGAATTATTGATAACCTTGAAGACCGGAGGACCGAGATTATGGCACGCCTCGAAGGTATGCCCTTTCCAGAAGAGCGGTGGTATGGCGACGTTTTGGGAAAACCAACAGACCCCTATGCAGTCGAGCGTAGGGAGCTAAACGCACGTCTAGAATCCCTTACGAGTCAGATAAACTCGGCTTATGCTAGCCAAGGTGTCACTATGCCAGCTGGCCCAGCTGGGCCTGTACGCAAGCAAGCCTAATTTACAAGGGGATGATTCATGGGCGTTTATAAATACGACGATGCTAAAACTGGACAAGGGTACGATTTAAACATTGTTGGAAACCTCCCAACAGATGAAGAGTTTGCCAGACTAGCGGCCATGGTTAGGCAGGATAGAAGTGCTTTTCTTGAGGATTACAAGCAGGAGTACGGCACCGAGATAGAGTTCGAAGACGGCACTGCAGTTGGTCGTGGCTACGAGCGTGGCAAGAAGCAAGTTAAGCAGGCTTTCGGTGAGACAGTCGGTACTCTCGGTGAGCAGACTGGTCTTGGGTTCCTTGCAAACTATGGGCAGGGCTTAGAAGAACGTGCTGGGCAAGAGTTAGGCGCACTTAGTCTTGAACAGCCCGAACGCATGCAGTCTACCGACGTAAAAGGTTTTGGTTCTGGACTAACCTACGCGGGTGAAATTGCTGGCGAACAAATTACACAGCTGGGTCTTGGTCTCGGTGCCGCCGTTGCTGCACCCGTTTTGGCCGGCGCTACAGGTATTGCTGCGCCCTTTGTTATTGGTGCAGGCGCTGCTGCTTTGGTCTCGGCACCGATCTTGTTTGGTAACAACATCCAGCGGCAGGAAGACGAAGTAGCTGCGGGTAGAAAAGAAAGTGTTGATGTAAGCGCTGCGCTGACCTCCACTTTCGGCCAAGCACTCCTTGAGGGTGTGTCTGACAAATTGTTGTTGGGTGGTGTACTGCCTAAAATCGGCAAGTCTTTGTTTGTCCGTACAGCCTCTCGTTTTGGCGGCGGTGCTGCTACTGAAAGTTTGACTGAAGTCGGCCAGCAGATGATGGAACGTGCGCAGGCGGGGCTAGAAGTTGATAGTGATGAAGCTATTGCTGAATACCGCGAAGCTGCCATTGCAGGCGGTCTAATCGGTGGTGGTGTACGTGCCACAGGTTTCGGCGAACGTGGGACTGTAGAAGAGATCATACCCACTACAAAACTAACCCCCGAGGAAGAAGCTGCAGCTGCGGTAGAAGCTCAGGCTAACGAACTTTTAGCCGATGACGTAGCAGCTTCGCCAGTAGAACCGGAGCAGCTAGAGTTAAATCTCGAAGACCCGTTACTGCGGCCAGAACTACGGCAGGGGCAGGAGCAAGGTGAGTTATTTACAGCAGCTAACGAGGCAATGCCGACAAAGGTTGTAGAACCTACTGTTGAGCCTACTGTTGAGCCTACTGTCGAGCCTACTGTTGAGCCTACTGTCGAGCCTACTGTCGAGCCTACTGTTGAGCCTACTGTAGAACCTACTGTTGAGCCTACTGTTGAGCCTACTGTTGAGCCTACTGTTGAGCCTACTGTTGAGCCTACTGTTGAGCCTACTGTTGAGTCTACTGTAGTGACCGACGAGATGCTAGCCGATTTAGGTGTTAGACCGAAGGCTAAAATCCGCGACCCAGAGAATAAAAATAACTTGATCGGCAAAAAGCTGTCTGACGTCAAAACTAAATTAAAGAGCTACGCAAAAAACCCTTTGGTCATTCAAAAAAACCCAGACATAGAGGCGCGTGTCGCGGCGTTATTAGGAGGCTCAAATGCCGGATTGGGAACTAAAACTACAGCTAGACCTGCCGGACTTGGAGATGGCGATGCAAGTGGTGCAGGAGGCGTGGGACAGCTCGAACTCGACCTTGACGATCCCAACCTCGCTGAAGCACCTGTCCCCGGACCAGTGGGAGATAATCTGCGGGGTGCTAGCGGAGATGCAGGACCAGCTGGACGGGGCCCAGATACACTAGAGGCGTCACAAGTTGACGATCCTACCAGAAATAAAGCAACCGCCGAAAGACTTGTAGCCGCCGCCAACGAAAAAAGGGCGGTTGAAGCCCTCGAGCAAGAAGTCGATGCAATCGTCGCCGAGCCGATTACGCCGGTACAAGGGGGCACTGCAAGACAACTTATACCGGGGACCAAAGTACCCGTAGATAAGCAGACTTTGCAGCCGACAGGCAAGCCTCGACTTGTTGACGACCCTATGTATGCACCGCGTCCCGCGCCGGAACCAGAAGCTGCCGCACCTGACCCTTATGATGCTATGATGGGCGCGCAGGATAGTTCGCAAGCGGTTTTAGCTGCGGAAGCACAGCAGGCACTGGACGCACGTTTCTTTGCCGAGGACAAAAAACTTTTAGCAAAAGCTAGAGAATTTCACGAGAGTAAAGAGGGTAAGGCGCTCTTAGAAACCTCAGAAACCGACCCTACAACTGCAGCGGACAAAGAGGCTATCCTAGCTCTATTAAATACTCCTGCGGCACGCCTCAATAAAAATAAGGAAGCGCAGGGGGCTGTAGCGTTCTTCAATAAGTATCGCCGCCCCGATGTTGCCTTAGCACAAATAGGCGCTCTCAGCCGCACAGGTTTTGGTAAGAACGAGGTCGCAGCAAAAAATGTTAATACAAACGAAGAAGCATTTTACCTTGACCAGACTAAGCCGAAAGCGATTGCGGCTAGGCTCTGGATAGAAGCTAACCTGTCCCCGGAGGCAAATAGCCTCGTAAAAACTTACTCGGAGCTTTATGGGAAGGGCACGTCCCAAGCTATCTTGTCAGATGAGGTACGGCTCGAAAATAGAGAGCAAGAAACGGATCAGCGCGATGCGGCAAAAGATTACGACCAGAAGAAGCAGGCGCAGGACTTCCGAATTGTAACCGACGATACGACTTTGCTAGATGACGGTGTAGAGTTCTTTGACGATTCTCTAATAGGCTATGACCTTGATGCAGAGTTATTCTTACTCGACCCCGTTCAGGGACTAAATAATCAGCTGCTCCCTGATGCAAAAAACGGTTTGCGTAATAACAATATAAGAGCAGTGCTGATTGCTATAGCAGGGACAAACCCTGTACCGCGTATCCGTCAGATAGCGAAGAAGTTAAGCGCCGTTGTTGGCACTACAAAGGTGCAAGTGGTCGATGATCTGCAGCAAATGGTAGGGCGCAAAGCTGCCGGCATGTTCGAACCCGAAACAAACACCATATACATCGACGCTGCTAATGGCATGAACGTGCATACTGTTCTGCACGAGATGACCCACGTTACTACCTCGGCGTCTTTGGCAAATCCGTTACTACCGGAAACCATGCAGTTGAAGAACTTGTTGACGGCAGTTCGTAAAGAACTAGGCGATGTATACGGCACCCGTAGCCTCGATGAGTTCGTGGCCGAAGCCTTCAGCAACCCCGAGTTCCAGAGTGCGCTAGCTCTGCTGAAGTTGGACAACGGCAAGATGTCAGGCTGGGAGAAGTTTACCAGCGCAGTGCGCAACATTGTGCGCAAGCTCATAGGTCTGCGCCCAAAAAACCAAACGTCAGTGTTAGACCAAGTGGATAGCATTATCAACGGCATGCTGGCTCCATCACCTGCCACACGCGGCGCTTCTATCATATTGCTAGAATCGGGGACTTCCAAAGGCAGCTTAAATATTGCCAAGAGCGCAGTAAAAGCTGTACCAACGAGTAAACGTGCCGAGTACGTGGAGATGGCAGCGGACGTCGTCTATAACAGCGGCGAACCTGCCTTACGTGGTGTGAAGAATATTATCCTCGGGTCGCTAGACTCCCGCATCCTTACAGATGTTGCGAAGAAAAAGATTCCGTTTGCTCCGCAGTTAAACATTATGATCCGTAAGATGAGCGGCGCTATGCGTAAACGCACTGATGCACTGGATGCCATGGTTGGTAATTACGCAGCGTGGGCACGGAAGGCTCAAAACAAAGCAGCGGTAAAAATACTTAACAATATTATCCCTAAGTCTACCGCACTGACAGTAGACCCCTCACTTCCTCGCGGGTTCTATAGCTCCTACAAGACCGCGTATCACGACTTAGTTACCAAGAAATCTGTGGTAAAAGAGTTTTCGACTGAACAGGCGCGGACTGCTTGGGTGCAAAATTTTAACGCTAAGGTAGATGCAGCTAAAACTACCAAGGCAAAAAACATGAAAGACCCTGATCCGCAAGACTTGGAGACTTACGATGCTTTACGTGAGCAGTATGTCAGCATGGGAACGCAGGGTCAGGCGTTCTACCGTCAGATGCGTAACTTTTTCCAAGATACGTATGACGAAATTTTACCTGCGCTACGTACTCGTTTAGAGGCTACTATTAGTGACCCTGCTACCCGTGCCTCGGCTTTTGAGAAGTTGTCCGATATTCTTATGAAGGAAAGTGGTATTATCCGTCCTTACTTCCCATTGATGCGTAAGGGTAAGCACCGCTTGCAGTACACAGCCTTAAACGAAAAAGGCCAACCTGACGTAATAGTGGAATACTACGAGAACCGCAGATCGCTGAATAGAGCGTTTGAACTCGCGAAAGGCGTAAGTGTAGCGGGGACTCAGCCGGAGTATACTCGTGCAGATCAGCCGATGAACTTCAACGCTGTTCCTAGCTCCGGGTTTGTGTACGACATCTTAAAGACTATGGAGTTTTCCAAGGGCAATTTTCGGGGCAAAGACGGTAAACCAGACAACAAAGCGTATGAGGCGGCTGTCCAAAGCGTTGTAGACCTAGCCCTCGATGCCATGCCCGAGCGTTCACTCATGCAGGGGTTCCGCAGACGTAAAAACGTGCGCGGTTATATTGGGGACATGACACCCACCAAAATAGGTGACACCGAGTTCGATGCTATAACTATGATGAAGGGGAAGGGCCGTGACCTGAACCGCCAGATTGTGCAGATACAATCGGCAGCGGAGATCGAGAAGTTCCGTATTCAGTTGAAAGATGGAGGCTACCTAAGCAACCCCGAGACTGCGGACATTGCACGTAAGTTAGATCAGATCGCCGCGTTCGCTCAGAAACCTAACGTCCCTCGTTGGTCGCAGGTAGCTAACGGTGTCGGCTTTAACCTGACCATGGGTTTAAACTTTTCGTCGGCGGCTATCACGTTCTTCGATGTGGCTATGAGTGCTATGCCGGTTATTTCCGCAGAGTACGGGGTAGTAAAAACCGCCGCTGCATACCGCGCCGCTATTAAACTAATGGCGAACGCCCCAAAAACACGGGGTATCATGGTATCTGGCCCAGAGGGTGCGCCTATAGAGCAAGAAGTAAAAATGGGCATAGTCGGCAAGGCTATTTTTAACTACGAATACGGCCAACTGCCTCCAGAAATGCAGGAAAATAGAGTAGATTTATTGCTTAATATGGCTAGTGACCAAGGTCAGGCCAACCAGTCTATGACGCAGGAAAGCCTTGAAGTAGGCCGCGATGCTCCTTTAGAGGGTATTAACAAGTGGAGCAGTGCCATGTTCCACCACTCGGAACGCTTCAACAGAGAAACAACTCTAACTGCAGCGTACATGCTGGAGGTGCAAAAGCTAAAAGCTGGAGGCAAACAGCTTACCGACCAACAGTACAAAGACGCAGCGCAGAAAGCTATTGACACGACCGAGTTTACACTTGGTTCGACTGCAGCTGCGGGGCGTCCAGTATGGGCACAAAGTGGTGTGGGTAACGTAGCCTTCTTGTTCAAACGGTTCGCCATCGCCAAATACTACATGATGTATAAGTTGGGTCACGAGTCTATTGGCACAACAAATGTTGAAAAGATCGTGCAGGAGCAGGGTGTAACCCAAGAGCAAGCGCAACAAATTGTGGCCGAGCGTAAGGTAGCGCGGCTTGGACTTCGGAACTTCTTAATTAGCACGGGTGTTATGGCAGGCGCTGGTGGCATGCCGATGATGGGTGCTTTGGGTGCCATATACAACATGTTCGCTGATGACGATGAGGACGATTTCGAATCCGCACTGCGTAAATATACTGGAGAAGGTATATACGGGGGCCTAGCCAATCAAGTTCTTGGTATCGACGTTGCTAGTCGTATATCACTCAACAGCCTGCTATATCGCCCACCGTTTATCGAGAAAGACCAAAGCCCTATCTTTACCCTCGTGGAACAGCTAGGTGGTCCTTTGATAGGCTTGACTAACAACGCCCTTCGCGGCGGCACAGAAATTATAGACGGTCTTAAAACGAGCAACAGTGATGCCGTTCTACGTGGTACCGAAACAGTGATGCCTGCGTTCCTACGGAACATATCTAAGGGGCTTAGGTTCTACAACGAAGGCGCGACCACACGTCGAGGTGATGCAGTCACAGAAGACATCAGCCTATACAACGCCCTGATGCAGGGGAGCGGGTTCGCACCAGAAGCATACGTGCGTGAGCTTGAGTACAACCGAAATGTTATGCGCCGTAAGAAGACTGTGTCAGAAAGACGCTCCAAGCTAAACAAACGTCACAACATGGCACAGATGGCAGGTGACAGAGAAGAGATGCGTAAGATACGCAGGATGATGCGGGAGTTCAACGAAAGCCTACCCCAAGGTGCCGAAGACCGTAAGATTACAAACAAAACTGTGGAAAATTCTTACAGGGCTTTTGTTAGGAACTCTGGGAAAGCACGGGGCGGTGTAATGCACACGCCGTTCATGGACAAAATACGTGACGAGTTTGACCAAGGCTTCCAAGGCTTTTAACGAAAAAAGCCCCCACGCGAAGTGGGGGCCAGTGGGTACACGGAGAACAACACTAGGAGCAGTAATGTCGTGCCTGTACTGTTACACAGTACGCCATGCCCGTAAACCTAATTTACCGCCTTCCACACATACTTGGATGTCGAACTCCCATTTTTTACGCTTTGCGAGTTTCCGCAGCTGTTCTGCGGCCTTTTCAGTGTTGACACATGGGACGAATATAGACGACTTAACGCCCATATCCTCCCACTTTACTGTCACCCGTAACCCGTCAGGGTCTAGGTCATCAATCTTCAAGACCTTCTGATCCATCACTAGTATCCCCCAACCCTGTAAACTTCATCACTAGTACCGACTCGGGCGGCATATTGAAGTCAGTGCCCTTTGTCAGGCGTTTCTTCGCAGTCTTAGCAGATAGCTTTTCTTTCAAGTCGTCTACGATGCTTTGATAGTTTATCTGCTGGTCCACACACCACTGCCTGAATGGTTTAACCCGTAAGAAGAGCAGCTTTGTATCAGGCTCGTAACGTGCAACCAAATGGCCTTTGGGCGCTGCACTAACAGGGACAAGCTGATTCTGCCCATGGTTGGCAGTAGCTCGTAGGTCTTCGGTGCTCTCGATCTTGAGCATGTTATTGTAGTTCTCTGACAAGTAGTTGTTGAGCGTTTCGGATACAGATGCACCCACGTCGTTCACAAAGTTGTTGCGGGATATTAACTCGCCGACAACCCACCTGTATACCGCAGGTACGTCATAGTTTATGAGGCCTAGTTTCTTAGCGAAGATCAGACCCGCTATGATAACTGCGTTTCCGTTGGACCAGAAACGGTGCTCGGGGCCAAGCCCAGCTGCTTTATCCAGACGTACACGTACAGATTCTACTGTGCGATTTACCTCGTCTTTGTTGTTCATTACCCACTGTATATATTCCTTCCCAATGTGACCGTAGTTTGTCTTGAAATCGTTTATCAGGCCGGCTGTGTTAGTGTTGTCCCCCTTAACGAAGTTCATCTTTTTAACACGTATCTCGAACATCCGTAGCATCTCTGCTTTCGGCGTTGCTTTGTGACGCCCCAGTATCTCCCACGCACTTGTGTTGCCTGAACTCAACGCAAGGAGATGCCAAGGTTTGCCTCTCGCACGTTCTGTGTTGTCACTATTGGACATACGGTTTTTCTGCCGCCCACCAGACACCTGATAAACGTAATCAGACATCTGATCGCCATTCACGTTAGTCATCTCGTCCGACACCAAGGGTATGTTGTGCATCACTTCGCCACGTAGCATCCGAGAATTGTGTGTGTCCTCCGGTTTGTTCATCAGTTCGTCAGGGCTTCCCCATATACCGATCGCTGCCATCTGTGCGGTAGTTTTACCTACACCCGAACCACCATACAGGTGGATAGACATACTATTCAAACCCGTCAGGGCCATAAGCGGGGAGCCGAAACCAACACCAACCACGTATTGATGCAGTTCGTAGTTTGGTTTGTTGTAAAAATCTAACAGTTCAAGGTTCTTTTCACGGGTGCCCTTAGCGTTAAACGCGCCCATTAGCCCTGCTGTAGTAGAGGAAGACGGGTTGAAGTCAGTCCCTGTCGGGGTGATTAATTTGTCACCTAGTACGAACGCCCCCATAGTGTCATCTGCCCAACCGAACTGTCGGTATGCCTCGTCGGCTACGGTTGTACGCTGCAACTCATCTACCCATTTTGTTGTATAGGCCATTAGTTTATCCATCCCTTTTCCCCATGCAGTGACGCCTTCTTTCGCCATACACTTACGGAACTCCTCACGAGAAGTTATATGTGTAAGTGGTACATTGAATTGGCGCACTCCGTCTTTTGGTAAATGCAAGCGGAACACTAATGTCTCGCCTAATTCAATATCGTGTAGTCTCCGCGTAATATAAATGTCGTGGTGGTATATTAGGTCTTCTTCTATATCCCCGTCAGCATTGCTGCTGCGCATGAACACCCCACCAGCTGCGCCACGGAAATAAGGTGACGGAAATTCGGGTATCTCAAACTGTTCGGACTTCTTTCCCCCTGCTTTGCGTATCGGTGCGAACACTGATACATTATCCTCGGACTCCCGAATACGCTTGCCCAGCACGATGGGGGATTTGATCTTACCCCGCACCGTACAGTTTGCGCACATGCCTTCGTTGAGGTCGTCAAAACTAGTGCATGTGTATGGGCCTTTGATCTCGCTCAACTTCTTACGCATATCTTCTTCGTTATATGCAGGGTGTTTGCTCGATATTTTTACTGCAGCTTTGTCTCCGTCACTACAAAACTTGGCAATAGATAGACCTGCCCTCCACAAAGGCTCACTAACCTCGGTCTGGCTTGTTGCGATAAACTTTAACTGTTCGCAGCCACGACCCTCGGCGGTCTTCTCCATAATAGTCTTAAAGATATTCTCGGAGTTTTCGACGTAGGATTCGTAAAGCGCGTCAGTGCCGAGGTCAGCCGCATTGATAACTGGCTTCGCTAGGACGCCCAGCTTGGATGTAAAATCCTCCAGCACCGTAGGCTCTGGTAGCTCCACACCAAGAAGCTCTACAGGCAGGGGCGGGTCTTGTTTTTGGTTGTACGAACCCGGCACTCGAAGGATTTGCGCAGGGTTCGCAGTGACTACAGGGTCGGCACGAAGGCCATTATCAATACACGCTTGCTTTAGCCGCTGGGCTTCTACTGCCCACTGCTCCGCTGGAACTGCCTCGGTAAGGGGCCAATACACATGTAACCCATTACCGCTGTTGACCATAAGCGGTTTGGGCAGGCTAAGTTTCTGGCAGAATGTGCGTAATGCGTCTACCGCAGCTTGCTGTGACGGGTATTCCTTGAGTGGCCCACAGTCTAAATCTAGAAATAGGGACTTAAATTCGTGTGCGTTCGGGACTTTACGGTCCCCTGCTTTTTTGAATGTACCCAAAGCAAAATATGTGTTGAGGCCATCTGCGCCAAACTTGCGTGTCGCACGGTCTACTTCTTCAAGAGTGCCGTAGAACTTCTGTATACGTGTGTCATCCTTGGCCGCGAATACACAGTAGTGGCCAGAGTCACTGAGAAGGCTACGTAAAAAATCTAGGGTGTTCATTGTCGCTGCTCCAAAATATATCGTGGCGGACTCTAGAAAGGGTGGTGAACCCGCCACGACTACCTATCGTTTCAAATTAGGTGAGTGACCCCTCAGTCATCCCAACCGTCTACGATAGATGAAAGATCAGCTTCGACAGAGGAGGGAGCAGCTACCTCTTTTTTCTTAGCGACCTTTTGCGGTTCGGGTACGCTATCATCTGCGCCGACAACAACCCAAGAATCGTCTTCTATAACCGGCGTGTCCGGTCCCTTCATTTCAAGGCCAAATAGGTCTTGTTCGGACACAGGAGCCGAATCACTTGAATAACCATCTTGCACACCAAACGGAGAGTGTTGTTTCTTCTCCACGAGTGTTATGACCTGCACAGCCTTTATCCGTAGTGATACACCGTTAGTGGCCATGCTGTATGGCACAAGAACTACTGCTATGTTTACAGTACTACCAGTCGTAAGTTCAAAGTCGTCAGGTAACTTCCTGTTCTTCGCGTCAACTTGTAGTGGTTTTTCAGTAACCGTACCAGAATACTGACCCTTTATTTGGGCAGTACCAATGTACATGCCCTCGTCGTCCCTTACAAACGTATCGGCAGGGGATGGCATTGCCGGCCAGTTCGCTCCATATTGGGCCTCTTTTGTGTACGCAGCAAGCATGCTCCCGTACAAACTTTTTGCCTGCGACTGGTCCATACGAAACTTAATCTCGTACTTTGCATTTTCTTCGGTGGGGCCACAAGGCACTGTCGCACCTTTGGGGGGAACACTCCTATCAAACTTGTATGTTTGGTTGAGCCGTGGGTACCTAGCCTCGACCCCTTCAATTAACACCACTTGCTTTGCTTCTGCCATTAGTCTTCTCCTTTGTTATATTCAAAACCGCTTACTTCTGTAAACGGAGAGTTGTCCCTTACGGTTTCTAATCGAACCGTCATGGTCTGTAACGCAGTTATGCTTGCCGCATAGCTGCTTTTTTGTTCGAGCGCCTTCCCAAGTTCTTGTTCGTTGAGCGCACGTACAGCCTTAAAAAACAGTTTAGGTGTGTTAGACTTCCTGTCAAAACGTACCTGTGTAACTACCGACAGCGAGGAAGATTTGTTCTTGTGCAGATACTTAGAGTACCCTTGCAAAGACATATCACCTTTCTGAGCTTTGCCAAAAATAGATGTGGCAGAGATACGCATCTGGTAGACTGTACCCATCTTCCCTTCCAATACGACAGCTAGGCGCTGCGAATACCTACAAGCGCGGCCCCCACCAGTGCTGGAACCTTTAATGTTTTGTTGGCAGTCCATACAGCGGGTAGCTTGCTTTTGGTCTGCTGGAACATCACCGGACGGTAGCTGCGAATCCAGCGACCAACATGTCGGGGCAGAGGGGGTTGCTGGGTCGTATAAATCTTTGTGGTAAGCGCGAGATATCTTTGCAGCGTTCACTATAATTATATTTAACGGGCCATCACTTTCGACGTTGGCCTGTTCACCACTAAATATCCCACTAAAACGTCCACCACGTAGGCTGATATAGTTTAACCCGCCCCCTGACATACTACTCCTCGGCCTTTGTTGTAGCTTGTTTATTCAAAGCTGCTTCAACGTCATCTAACCGAAATCGGTAAACTTCCCCGATATTGATGTAGGCACTGGAGGGGATATGCCCCGTATGCACCCACTTGCGGATAGTAGACAGAGACAGGTTAAAGTAATCCGCTACTTGGTTCATGTTGACATACTTCGAATCTACTTCTGTCATTTTTTCCTCACAGAAATTGTATACTCAGAATTTACATTGAGACCTGCGGGTAGTTTGTCAGGGTTTTCCTCAAGAAACTGGCGTACACCGGTTTGGTTTAAACGCTTCTCGAAGAACTCAGGAAGGTTATGCTGCATAATAAACGCATGCATAGATTCCCAATCGCTCGTCCAATAACGCTGCTTCACGGTACGATAGAAGAGGCCCGATGCAGTGCGAACACTATCGACTTCATGCTCCTTGCAGTACTCCAGCAAAGCGAGCTTTACCTTATCATGCATTTCACGAAGCTGGGCCTCTTCCTCTTTGTATTTTGCGGATATTTCCGCACGCTTGTCACGTATCTTAGCGTACGTACTGACTAGCTTATCAACTGACACACTCATTTAGTTCTCCGTTTTATATTAGTGTCACTGTTTTATAGTAGTCTCATCGTCGTACAGTATCTTATAGTTGTTAGTCAAGCATTTCTTTGTACAAATCTATCATGGCGGAATGTACGTTTATACGCTGGTCCAGCATCTTGTAGATACGCTTCTCTGCAGCGGAGCCAGCTATCTGGATTACGGTGCATTTATGCTTCTGGCCCGCACGGTGGATACGTGCGTTAGCTTGTAGATACGTCTCTAGGGAAGGGGTCGGACCCCACCACACGATTGTGTTTGCCGCCGTAAGTGTGACACCGTGCGCAGCGGACTGCGGTTGGATTACTAGAACTCTTGGATCGGCATCGTTCTGGAAGCGGGCGAATATATCTGTGCGGTTAGCTGCAGATACGTCTCCCCGTATGACCTCCGTAGTAACGCCGTCAGCTTTCAGCTTCCTTGTCAGCATGTCGATAGTGTGTCGGAACGGCACAAAGACCAAAACTTTCTGGCTGCTCTCGTCGATAGTTTCTTTCAACGCTTGGTAGCGGCTCTTGATATCGAACTCTACGGAGTCACCGTCATCAGTATAAACTGCCCCCGCGCTAATCTGCAGTAGCTTGTTCATGTTAACCGCAGCGTTTGCAGAGGTTACGGATTCCCCTGCCACCTGCATGAGCATCTGCTTCTTCAGTGTGTTGTAGTACCTCTTCTGCTGCGCGGTCATTTCGACGAAGCGTTTGGTGTACACTATGTCAGGCAGGTCAAGACATTCCTCTTTAGTAAACCTAATCGCGGGTTGCAGTACGTGGTGTACCGTGTCTTTGGCTGTCTCTTTCGGCTTATATGTGAACTGCGTGAGCTTTTGCATAACCATGTCCCGCCACGAGCCAAAGTACCTCGGGACGGAAAGCGGGTTTACCAACTTAGCCAAGCCATAGGCATCGACAGGACTTTGTGCAGCAGGGGTACCTGTCATCATCCATAGCCAATCGTCTTCTTTGACTAGCTTGTTGAGGGTCTTCCACCGTTTTGTTTGTGCGTTCTTATAGTGCGTAGCTTCATCGACGATGAACAGGTCAAAACCACCCGCAGCGATCTCGTCCCGCACAACTTCCACACCGTCATAGTTAATGATTACGAACTCAGCGCCCGAGTTAATAATCTTTTTGCGTTTCTCCTTGCTGCCATGTGCTACGTCCACAGTTCGGTGCATAGCAAAGGAGAACAAGTCGTTACGCCACGCGCTGTCCATGATTGACAAAGGGCAGACAACCAGCACCCGTTTAATTTTGCCTTGGGTCATCAAGTAATCCGCTGCCCATATAGCCGATGCAGTTTTCCCTGTGCCCTGCTCGTTAAAGCAGAACGATTTCTTGTTCAGGGTCATAAAAGATGAGGTGTCTTTCTGGTGGGCAAAGGGTTTGTACTGCCCCGGCCAGCTATACCGCCCCGTAATCGGTGACGGTACTTTTATGTTTAGTGACTTCAGGGATAAGACTTCGTCCATCCCCCACTTCACGATAACCTTATTCATTGGTAGCTCCTTGCTATTGGGGATAGCCGTTGTTATTTGCTTTGGGTTACGTACCCGCAGCATTATTGCTTTATCCCGCAAAATTTTCATGTTGTTCTCCGTGGTAGTGAGTCACTACTATTTTTTATTGGGGCTGCTCATAGCACCGCCAGCCGAGCGGTTCTTCTTACGGCTCTGGACAGTTACTCCATTCTTATTGCTGCCGCCTTTACTCAACGCCTTCTTGTGAGCGATGTCTTTACCCTCTCGTTTGTCAGCTACACCATTCTTGTTGGCATCTTTGCCAGACTTATCCATCTTGCGTCGAGCGCGTTGGCGTTCCATACGGGCTTCGTGTTCCCCCCGTGCTTTCTGCTGCTCATACTCTTTTTTGTACGGGCGGGGTTTGTTTTTGTACGGCATCAGTTAGCTCCATTATGTGGGCACTCAACCACTTGGCAGTGGCGTTTACACAGACCAGAAGGTCTAGGGTTCCAGACATCCACCTCGAATGCTTTCTCCATCTTAGCATAGTTCGCCAACCATTTGCCCCATAAAGGTTGTTGAGAACTGGCCTCATATTCAGACTTCACAAGGCTTTTGGCAACTACAAATAACAGCCCCGCGTGTAACTTAGTTACTTCAGGGTAGTGCTTGAAGATCGCCAACGCCATAAGCTCAAGCTGGCCTTTGTCTGCGTACTTAGCAGACTTGCCCGTCTTGTAGTCAACGATCCAACCCACCCCAGTGTCTTTGTCTATGATTGCAAGATCGACGATCCCACGGAACCATACGTCTTTAGCAAAGAAACTGCAGGGTTCTAGGTCAGCGTTCAGGCCCAGCTTCTGCTCGACGATCTTCTCACCCGTCTTGCGGTTCAAAGAATCCAGTGCCGGCTTTATGTAATCAAACTTCTCAGGGATAGGAGTACCTTTACCTATATAGTCCTCACAAGCCTTGTGGAAATTTGTACCGTAGAGCATGGCCTCAGTCTCTTTGAACGGGTACTGCTTCAGCACTTTCTCATAGTAAAACTGCTTGGGGCATTGCTCGAATGCTTTGATCCGACTAAACGACCACGGTGCTGCTTTGCTCATTCACATTCTCCATATGATTTCCCAAAACCGCTCTCGCAATTAACAGGTAGGCCCTCGGCCCAGTCAGGTGTCCACCGCATATTGGCCTCCACAAACGCGCGCGTTTCGTGTACCTCATCGTCGGGCACACAGCATAGAATACTGTCGTGGACTGTCAACACTACCTTGTATTTCTTGTTAATACGTAGCATTTGTTCGCCTATTATACAACGGGCTATAGCTTGGCACACATTCTCTATGACCTTGCCACCATATATTTTCTTACGTCCCCTGCGCGTTTTGTAGCTGTACTCGAACCCACCATCAGACCACTCTCCGTACAAGTCAGGGTAAAAAATACTCAGCCCACTCGGCACAATAATAGCGTTGTTCGTAGCGTCTACTGAAATGACACCCCTCTTACCGAATGACATGGGTCTGCCCTTGGCAAGGTTCTTGACCATGTTGTTGGCCTCTTTCCATACATCGCTGATTTTGGAGTTGGCCTCTCGATAAATGGTTATGATCCTTTGTGCCTCTTCGAGTGACACCTCGTACCCAAACTCCTTCAGCTGTGCTTGGAACTTGACCGCGCCCATACCGTACCCTGCACCGAGAATTGTGGACTTGCCAACGAACCGCTGATCCTTGGTAACCTCGGCTTCGGCCCAGTTGTATATACGTGCGGCCATCTTGACGTAAACATCCTCGCCTCGGGTAAACGCGGCGGTAAGATCATCTTGCCCTGCGAACCATGCCAGCACCCGTGCCTCGATTTGGGAGGAGTCGGCTTCGACAATGCTATAGCCTTCGGGAGCGACGATAGCTTTCTTCAGCTTCTTACCATTACGCCCACGGCTAGGTAGGTTTTGTAAGTTGATCTTGTCCGAACCACCCCACCTACCAGTGTGTGCTGCATAGTACCTTACTGGTACCGGGAGTAATCCACGTTTAGATATACCTATAAACCTCTCTGTGCGTGTTTCCTCTAGGGTGGACTTGTTCCCGAGACGTGCCGCTACTAAAGATTGTACTAGATCATCGTTATGTTCCTGCAGCGCCTTAAAATCTTGGTCGCTCTTAGCAAAGGCGTACGTCTCCTTACCTGTTGTCGGGCTGATCTTCATCGGCGGCTCTACACCAAGCTCTCGTAGCATGGTGGCAAACTTGAGGTTAGACATAAGCTCTTTCTTATCCGTCACCCCCGCATCCCGCATGAGTTTGTATTTGCGTTCCCGTGTATCTTCGAGGTGCTGCTCCAATAGGCCAAGGTCTAGATCAAGCACGGGGTCAATAAACATACGCAGGGTCACGTCTATCAGCTTGAGTTCCTGTCGGGGAAACTTAGCGCCCATGATCTTGAACAGCTTGTACGTTAGCTCAACATCTTGGATGCAGTACTCCCCGTACTTCTTAGCTTCTTCTTCAGTGAAATCGGCTGGCCTTTTACCCTTGGCGGCAAGTACCTCAAACCCCTTCTTGCCAATATCATAGCGTTCAGACAAGGCTCTAAGGGACGCAGGTTGATCCACTCCGTGCAAAGCTCTACCCATGCACATCGTATCGAGCCACAACTTAGGCTTGACGTTGTAACGCCAGCTTAGAATAGCCCCGTCGAACATAGTGTTCTGCGCTAGGATAGCACTGTCAGAGAAGTCTATGTAGGATAACAGACGTCCAATCAATGCAGGGTCGTTTGTGTAATTCGTCTTCTTGTCGTTCTTCTTTATGGCGAGACCGATCACCTCGAAGCGCGGGTCGCGCACGTACGCCTCTGTTGTCAGCTTAGACAAGGAGTACTCCTGATCGTAGTACGTCTCGAAGTCGAGTGTATATACGTCCATCACCCTTTACCTCCCTGCTCATAGTATGCCTCTACCAAGAGGTCGATTAGGTACTCTGCCATATTGTTGTACCCGTTGTTAAGAGTATGCTCGGCAGCGAACACCCATACCTCAGGGGAAGAGTTCGCTATTAAAGCCGTACCCATGCTACCTGTCGTAATGTTATACCGGCGTTTGAGACCTTCTAGGTTTGTTACCTGTGGCTTTTCTCTACCCACAAACAAATCCGAACGCCTGATAGCAGACGCGACTTGTGGGTACGTGCCGTTGATGGTTCGTATTATTTCAGGGATATCCATCCCAGCCCCATACAACCCTACTATTTTATTCGTTATAGATTTTTTTACTCCTGACATGCGGTCGCGCTCCCCTTTAACCTATCATCTTCGCCTATGTTGCGCCGCTGATATGCCATAAGGAACCCAAGGCAGCATGCAGCGTGTGCTAGATGCGAGTAGCCCGTCTCGGGGTCGTTATCCTCGCCCCGCCACCAAGCCCACATGTGCCGCATCAAAGCGCTGAAATACCGGCCCCACGATGCACCCTGCGCCCAGTTGTTGTCGCTGTATTTTTTAGCCCCGAACGCAAGCACTTGCGCTGTCTCTTCAAGCAGTTCTGGTGGTAGCAAATCATACCGAGCCTTGTCGTCATCAGACTTTGTAAAAATAGCCTTGCCACCATACAAGTACTCGTCCATTTTTATTTCTTCTCTCCAGTTAGGTGAGGATATGGTTGCAAAAACCCGTTCGACATACTGCACGTCCGTACTCGTTGCCTTAGCTACTTGGCTAGAACTTGCCTTGCGGTTAGCAAGTATGTACGTCCACACACGTTCTTCTTTCTTGGTCATATCTTATATCCTTCTTTGCGGCGACTACTTATAAACTTAGTTAAGTCTTCTTTGGCTCTCCAATATTGGTTCTTAGCATCCAGAGGCGCATCCCTCCTAAGTTGCGCCTCCATCCAGAAATCTACTTGCTGGGTTAGGAATTTACGTTCTGCTTCATGGGCGGGTGACATTTTGCCAGAAAGAGATTGCTCCATCACAGCGAGAACCAAGTTGTTTCCCGTGCCCACAGAACGAATGAGGCTTTCTCCTGAGTCCCCTTAGCAAACACCTGCGCTTTGGCGATCTCCCCTGCGTTGTGCATGCGGCTAAGTGCTAACTGCATCTCCCCCTCACTAACGTCCATTTCCACTGCTAGTGTCGAAGCAGTACTGGCAAATTGGTTAGACTCAATATCGAACATCTCTACTATACGATCTTCTAGCTTGGCGATATGCACACGGGCGGTAGGTTCTTCCCCCGCATCCACTATGCCCAACTCAATCGGCCTTGCACCGTCTTCACTAGCTTGCATGACCAATTCGCCGACTAGCGCCCCTGCATCATCCATAGACATACCTATAGCCTGCCATGGTGTGCTGGGTCTGTTAGGGTTAGGTGCAAGAACTAGTTTACGTACGGTATCAATCCTGAGGTCAAACTTCTTCATAAACGCTGCGTTAATAAAAACTTCTTCCCCGAGGTCGGCACGTATCCCAAAACCGGTATGCGTTGCTAGTTGGCTTTTGATGTAAACATCACAAGTATTTTTTGCTATAGTATCCATATCTAGTATCCTTATTTTTGTTTGTGTATTGAAGCGCGGACGCGTTGGCGTTCCACACGGGATTCAAATTCTAACACGGTGGCTGTGTCGTGCATGTTCGTTTCATTTACGACCCAATCGCAGCCTCCTGCAGCGTGGATGTCTGCTAAGTTCTTCTGTTGCAGTGCAGTGGTCTTACCCTTCCCCGCCTTACATTCGATGCCGAAGAACACTCCTTTGTAGCATGCGACTATGTCAGGTACGCCGCTCCGCCCAAAACCACCTGTGGCAGGGTAGAAGTAGTACGCCCCCAGCGTCTTTAGGTAGTGGGCCACTACCTTTTTAACTTTAGCTTCTGGTGTCATCGCCATTAATTTTCTCCTTTGTTGTAGTAACTGGCCTCGGTAGTTTGGTGTTGTTAACTCGCCGAAAAATGCGCGGCGATTAAACGGCGAATTAAACGGCGAATTAAAGGTAGTGGGTCACTACGGTCGGTGGTATACCCAATACGTTGATCTATCTATTCTACGCCCCACCCCAGCCACATCTTGCAGTGGCCTTACGGTTGGGTCGGTTATCATTAGGACAGCAATACGTTCCTGTATCCAGAGGGGGGTCTCATTCATACTGTCGTAGGTGCCAATATCATTGTGATCGACAAGAAATTCTACGTCAAAACACATTACCTCTACCTTGTTAGTCACGGGGTCTATTGCAACGCGGTAGGTTCCACTCATCCCCATACTACGATCCAGACTTTATGTAGAACATATTACCGGAAGCCCGATACCCTACACCAACCACATACTGACCTACGTCAACCATCGACAGCACAGAGATCGCGCCCTTGATGTGTTCAGGTAGTTCTTCCTGATCGTAACAAAAATGTTGTGTCAGGTCTTGGCTGGCCCCGTATCTCGCCACCTTGTTGTACCCGCGAAAAAACTGCCTCCCTCCTACACTTTGGTACGCTTCGATGAACATATGATCTGTGTCAAGGAGGCCCTTGCTCTCCTCCCACTCGTCTTTCTCGGCGAACGTCTTGTGTAGCGTTTCTTCAAGCTCCTTGTCAATAAAGACGTAGTCCGTCTGTAATAGGTGCTTGAGTTCTAGCTGCAGCGCGTTAGGAGGTACGTCTTTGTGCGTGGATGTACTAAAGAATCCAGTACGCAGGGGGCTTGATAATGCTACCAAATTGGCACCCATCGACGAGGATACCTCGCTTAGTTTCGTTCTAAAATCCCGATGCACTTGTCTAATGACCTGCTCTAGATTTAGCGGACGTAGGTATTTCTCTGCGTTCTTAACAGCTTTGGACATGCTAAGTGCGCTCGACATATGCTCTCGAGTTCCCCAACTATACTTGCCGTTGAGTATGTTCGGTGAGAATACAGAATAGCGATCATTACCATCGCCATTATCCATGAGGTCGGCATAGGTTATCCAGCCTAGCGCATAGGTATCGTTCGGGCGGTATACCCACAAAGAATGATTTTCTTTCCGCGCCGTGCATAGGCCACGGACTTTACTCTTCAACGCGGACGCCATGTCCATCACGCCTATATTCTCGCCACCTGAGGACGTTAGTGAGTTTTTAAGTTCTGACACTAATACTAGTTCTAACATAGTTGCTCTCCAATTATTTTCTGTTTAAGAAACCTAGTTCTCTGTTGATAAATGTGTTGTATCTTGCCCGTACGGCAGCTAGCTCCTCCGTGGTCTCGACGGTCTTTACAAGGAAATCAGGGGGATAAAAACTGTAAGGGGTGCGCCTATCTATACAGTCCCTTGCAAACTGTACCCATAGGTGCAGTCGTTTAGGGTGATCTTCGTCGCGCACAATGCTGCGATACAAAGACATACATAATGGCAGCTTAGAACCATGCCAAGCTGTGTGCCCGATCATCGGGTAAGGCGCACCTTGCTCCCTGCTGTTACTTATCCACTCACTCATTTCTTGATTTAGGTTTCTGGTGTAAACCCTATCCTCTAGCATTAGCAGGGGTGACATAGTCATGCCCCATTCGAATAACTTCTGGATGTCCTCTTTGAACTTAGCCTTGGTCTTCCTGTCCACTCGCGAGGGTGCCACCTGCGTACCTGTACCCACAACATGCTCCCAGTCGTCGCTACCCTTGCGCGTGAACACAACTGCGGAGTTGTCATCGGATGCTAGGAAGAACGACTTGTCTCTGGTCATCGCTTTCAATACAGCCCTCGGCGTAGTGCGTACCTTTGCAAGGAAGTGATGAGCCGTATGTTCGTGATGGTTACGTATACCACCAAAGGAATGTACGTTCATGTACTGCTTGCCACTACCAACAGAGAACCTCATTGGACGAGGTGAGTGTCGGTCTAAAAAAGCATAGCGACTATTGTGACCTCCACTACCCCACCCGTTTCGTAGGGTTACTTGGTCTCTACCATCGCGCAGCTTGCGCCACACAATAGGTGCGTATTTCTCTAGAGCATTGGGGCCGTGGTCTATATCACTATATAGAGAGCCGAAAGGGCCAAGGCCAAAGTGCCACCCGTCTGACAGCGCGTAGCAGCTATTGCTGATCTTGATGATGCGCTCGAACTTACGGTTACGATCACCTATAGGGCGGATGTCCTTACCAGCGTTGAGCTTCCCAATCAGTGGTTTAATACGATTGTAGTGATCCACTACTTCTTTGAAGCTACTGAAATTTGAGTATGTTAGCGCCATTTTATAGTCTCCTATTGATAACTTAGTTGGTATGTTTTATGTTCTTGTAGTGGGTAGTAAATCTTAATGTCTGTGCCGTTGGGTCTGGTTGTTGAGGTCGTGCGCTACCAAATGTGCCAACACGAACTATCGCAGCTACCCACACCACTACTCATCAACATCTACCTTACCGCAACCCCTGCAGTTATCGCATTGAGTTACGTAGTCCTCCCACTCCCCGTAGTCTCTGCTAAACCCCATAGGCACGAACTTTTCGTACGTGCATTGGCCCTCGCCCTCACACTCAGGACAATCGACCCTAGTTGCTACCGCTTCTTGCAGGCCCACAACGTAGTTCCCCATCTTACTCATCTCACATATCCCTTGACTTGATGTTTACAGTCTTGCCCACATCAGGCTTGGCGTTGTCGTTATCCATGACACACCACAGCACAGGCATAGTCCACTGACCCCAGCCACCGTACAGGTGTCCATCTGTCAGTACGATAGCCGCTTGCGCGTTGATGTTGTTGTCGCGGATGTAATCGGTAACGCACTCTACATTTGTGCCACCACCGCCTGCCGGCTTGGTTGATTTCACTAGGCCATCTAGTTCATGCACGTCATACTTCTCGTCACGACATACCTTTGTGTCCCAGTAGAGAAGTCGTACACGCTCAGGGTGTACAGTGTCACATATCTCTTTGACCTCGGTGAGGAACGCGGAGAGTTCTTGCTGCCCAATCGAACCCGAAGTGTCGATCGCCAATACCAGTTCCCCGACCTGTTCACTGATACCACTCGGCATGTATATTCCCGACGACAAGTATCTGCGGTTGGGTTTGCTGTACGTAGAGTAGTCGCTGCCTGCGCAGGTGGTTTGAACGAACTCACGAAGGGATTCACGCCAGTTGATTTGTGGTTGAAGTAAATCCTCCAGCCCCAGATCACCACCACTGCCTAGCTTGCCAGCGACCAACGCGCCTTGACGTACCGCCTCGTCGATCTCCCGTGCGAGTTCTCGTACCTCTTCGGCGTCCATTTCGGATGCGCTTTCCCAATCGTGGACATCGAAGCCTTTTGGTAGTGACTCACTACCCCCACTGCCGTCGTCGCCTCCCTCTTCACGCAGCAAGTTGTACACCTGTGCGCTATCCATACCGACATACCGGCGGTCATAGCATGCATTTGCGAGTATGCCTGTCATGCTGGCGAAGTTATCTTTGTTGTCGTCCACGAGCTTGATGTTGATAACGTGGTCACACGCTATGTTTGCAAGCTCTGGATTTTGGTCGTAGAGGTGCCGCCATGTGGTCAGGTGGCGATACAGTTTGTGATACACCTCGTGCAGTACTAGAAACCTAAGCTCTGCATCGTTGAGTTGCTTCACGAACTCACGCCCATAGTATTCGTCACGTCCATTAGTACATGCAGTTGGCACGGACGGGTCATCGACCACGTTGCGGTTCCCGATCATTAGTACACCTGCGAGTGCGGTATACTTCGGGTTCCCCATGATGGAGACAACGGCTTTTGTCAGCCGCTGCTCCTCTGTTAATTGGTTAGCCATAAACATTGTTGTTACCTTCCTAACATTTTGCTGAACATGCGTTCCAGCATTGACGGTTTCGGGGTTTCTTCGCTGGCCGCAGGTAGTGGTAGCGGGGCTGGAAAATCATACAGCCTCACATGGGTAGACTTCACAACCATCTGGTCGGGCAGGTCTATAGGTAGTCGTACCCTACGCTTAGTAGTGATCCCCAATTCGTACGCACGTTGAGATACTGAACCCGCTGTGCGATCTAAGGCAAGACTTATAAGAAAGGCCGTTACTCCTCCGCCGTGCATTGTCGTCAACAACTCGTCGTCGTCTTTTGTCCATCTTTTACCCATTAGTCTTCTCCTGCTTGCTGATTACTGCCACAATGACAGCATTACGATACGTTTTCATGCTCACACCTTATCTGCGGTGTAGAGGTGGTTGTTGTTCATAGCCCACACGGTGAACTTCTTGTTAGTCATCACCATAGACTGCTTAGAATACTTGGGTGATCGCACCCCATTGGCGAACATAGCCTGTGCCTCGGTGTCGAGACGTGGCAAGTAATCCATCCAACTGTTGAGCCAGTCCTTGTCCATCGCAGCTAGAGTTCTATACACAACCATACACACTGCGGCGGCACTGCTTGGCACCTTTGCGTTGGTGGGATCGTCCTTGATCGCCTGTAGTGTGGGCAGTTGGTCTGACAGTGATACGAACGCCATCAAGTCCATCGCACCACGATCACCAATCGTACCCATCAAGGCTGCGGTCAATGTCATGTCGTCGAAGTGTTCACGCCGCTTGAGTATGTCGGACGCCGCTTCGAGTGAACGGGGAGTAACGAACGCAGCACGTTGCTGCTTGGGGTGGAAGATGTACGGGTTCTCGTCGGGGTCTTTGACGTCTTCGAACGATGCCATTAGGTGTGGATTGTCTTTGACCCAGCCAAGTAAGCTGTGATCCACCCCGTTGTTGATACCCCACTCGATCCAGTCCATATTGTTGGTCTTCTTGATCTGCACCACAGTCATACGGTTACGTGCGTGTGGCGGTATCATGTCACCAACACCCTCGCTACCTTTGTTGGTCGTGGCAAAGACAATGCTGTCAGGGTGTAGTGAGTAACTACCAATTTTGCGTTCGAGTATGAGACGCAGCATGGCGTTCTTCACGGCGGGGTTCGCCTTGCCAATCTCGTCGAGCATCAGGATGATTGGCCCATCCAAGTGTAGGCCTAGCTCTTCATGTGGGATCATACGTACGCAACCATCTTTCTCGATGGACTGCATAGACGGGATCATAATGTCACCAAGGTCTTTGGTGGTCGCATCGAAGTATACCTTGCCGTGCGTGG